GATTAAATGTTAATTTATAGTTTTCAAAAAGATAAAATCGTTGAAGATTTAAATCTTCCGGATCATATGATGGCGGTAGAGCTTGGAGATTTGATGATTTATTGCACTTCATGTTCTGAAGGAAAATTTATTCAATCTTATGGTGATAAAGTTTATAATGAAATCGAAAAAGAATCTTATAAATCTCAATTTAAATTAGGAGATCCTGAATTTGATATTTTGATATCAAAAATATCAAACCATTTTTGTAACAAAATAAAAGGTTTTGTAAACACACATAGAAATTGTTTGCCTCCAACAGAAGAGACTAAGCTTTTTAGTTTGAATTGTTTAATGTAAATTGAGAAAAAAATAAAAGTTGACAACGGTTATGTTATCGTTATAGTAAGGCACGGTCAATGTAGCTCAACTAGCAGAGCAATCAGATTTAAATGATGCTTATTTCTCGCTTGCAAGACTGAAGCGCTTCATCGGCAAGTTTGATATAATACGGATAAGGGTGCAAATCCCTTCGTTGGCCCAAAGAGTTAATTATGGAATGTACAATAATTTCAAGAAAAATTGAAAATGATTCATTAAATCAAGAAATAATTCTCCAAGTTGGAAATGAAGAGTTTTTATTGTATAATCCTAACACAAAAAATCTTCCTATATCAAAAGAAGAATCTGAACACTTAATCAAAATCATTGCAAAGGAGGAAACAAAAGTTATTCTATCAAACAAGGGTTGTAATTTTCATATTGATTGCCAGCAAGCGAATGAAATTGCAAAAAGTGAAGGAAAACTTTGGGCCAGACATTGTTCGGATGAATTTTGCGAAGATTGTTTTGGAACTTAACGGTGTTCTTATTCCCTGGCTTGTGTTTGAAGCTGCGCATCAAAGACATTTGGTGCAACTTGGTTCTGGACGGCTTGGAAGCCTAAGACTCCTGATAAGGGTCTTGACTGAATTCGAATTTTCAGCAGAATCACCGCGAAATATCAGATTGGAAAAATGGAGGTCTTGAAAGTCAAGATAATTTTTCGATTGGGTTCAAATCCCAATTTAAACTCTGGGCTTGAGTAGAAATATTGGTCGGTCGACGATCCTCGGAAAAATTGTTGAATAGCGATCGTATATCAACAATCAACACCGCAGTGCTGGTTCAAATCCAGCTATTTTGCGAATTCTTCTCCAAAGTTAATTCTTTGGGAAAACATTCATCCATAATGGTTATGGATGAAATAAAATGTTTGAAAGGTGGTGATCGAGGCGGGCCAACAGACCCGCACGGAATCGAAGATACTTCCTATAACGGTTGTATTACAAATCGATTCCTCGGATGATTAAGTTCATCCGAATTCCGCCATAGAATAATGGCAGTTCAGCGCTCTCTGAAAGCGTGTATTCTGGTTCGATTCCAGATGGCGGAACCAATTCAAATGAAAAATTATAATGGAAAAAAAGCAAAAGATTTATCAGAAATCTTAATAGAAAATTCAAAATATCGTTGTGGGCTTCTAAAAGAAAGACTTATTCAAAATAAAACGTTTCAAAACAATTGTTTTGAGTGTGGTTTAAAAGATTATTGGAACGACAAAAAAATAATTCTTCAGTTAGATCATATCAATGGAAATCGATACGATAACCGAATTGAAAATTTAAGACTTCTTTGTCCAAATTGTCATTCGCAAACAAAGAATTTTGCTGGTAAAAATATAAAAAATAAAAGACCAAAATCAATCAATTACTGTAAAAAATGCAGCATTAAGGTTTATAAAAAAAATTCATTTTGTAAAAAATGTTGTTTGCGAAAATCTAAGATCAATTGGCCATCAATAAAAGAATTACAAATGTTATTAACACAAATGTCATGCCAAGATTTGGCTAAAAAATTAGGCGTAAGCGACAGGGCAATTTATAAGAAAATAAAAAAATGTAAAACACAACAATAAATTTATCCACAAGACAGTTTAAGAAAATGAAGTGTAAACACATTTGTACATGCAAATGCATTGTTGTTGGACCTTACCTATATGAATAAAATTTTAAGACTTTCAGAATCAAATATCGATTCAATTTTAGACCTTCAATTAAAGTCTTTTCCAGAAGATCTTCGTGACAGTAAAGATTTTTTATTAAAATGTTTGGAATGGCCAATAGCTCACGGCTTCTTTGAAGAAGAAATATTAAAAGGATTGGTGTTTGGATACCATCATTCTTATAAAATGTTTCATATTTATTCGGTTGAAGTTTTTCCAAAATATCAAAAACAAAAAATTGGTCAAGAATTGCTTCAGTACACCATGGATCATTGTAAAACGTTAAATTATGATAAAGTGCAAGCGTATGCTGTATCTTATGGTGGATGGAAATTATTATTGAAATTTGGGTTCTCCTCAATTGGTGAGAAAAATATTAATGATCACAAGACAGAAATAATGGTTTTTGAATATGGAAAGTAAAATTGTTGAAATAGCAAAAATTAAAGTTTTTCGCAAATGTCATCCCATCAACTGTCAATGTTGCAAATTTGAAATCGATCTTTGTTCTTGGCTGAAAACCACCTGTCCAAATTGCGGATCGGATTTCGATTCAATTCCTTTAAATTCAAAATTATCCGATATATCATCAGATGATGAAAATATTAGGACTTGATGCTTCAACAACAACAATTGGATATTCTGTGCTCAATTTTGATGGATACACTCCGCCAAAATTAGAGCACTATTCTTATTTTAAACCGCCAAAAGACGGGCATATCGCCGAACGACTCGCGAAAGTTCGAGATTTTATTTATGAAATTATGGACAGATATGCTCCAGACGAAGTTGTTATTGAAGATATTCTTCTTGGATTTAAGCCTGGTGGCGGAGGTTTTGGCGGAACAACTATAAAAACCCTCACTTCTCTTGCCGTTTTAAATCGCGTTGTATGTCTCTCTGTTTTTGACAAGTTGAAGCGACCGCCTATACTTCAATCTGTAATGAAAATTCGTCACGCCATCAAAGAGAATAAAGTCATTCCCAAAAAAGATGAAGTTCCTGCTTTGATGATTCAATATCTCGGTCCAATTGATTTTCCAGTTCAAACAAAAGGAAAACACAAAGGAGAATTGGCGTCAGTTGCAGGAGATATTGCAGATTCAATTGCTTGCGTTTATGGTTATTGCAAACTTCAATTAAAAGAGAAAGAAAAGGCCGAAAAGAAAAATGCAAAACCTAAGAGAAGAAAGTCTTAAAATTCTTGGTTTTTCTCCAGATCAAAACCCGGACGAAACCGATATAAAAAAGGCATTTAAGAAATTATCTGTTCAATATCATCCCGATCGAAATCCAAATGATCCGAGTTCAGAACAAAAATTTAAAGAAATAAATGCGGCTTATCAACAATTAACAAATCCGCAACCAGAACAATCATTTCCAGATCCAGGATCTGGATTTTATGCAGATCCATTTGAATTCTTTAAAAGAGCAGGGTTCTCTTCAAACAGAGACGAAGAAAGTTTTGAACCATTACCAATTATAACCATTAATAAAAAACTTTCATTCAAAGAATCTGTTCTTGGTTGCGAAAAAACAATAAATTATTCCAAATATGTTCCATGTAATTCTTGCAACGGAGAGGGCTTCAAAAGAACAAGTGATCAGTGTAAAACATGTGATGGAAAAGGAATAATTTCCCAAAGAAAGGGAAATATGTTGATTCGGCAATCATGCCCAAAATGTTTTGGACACGGAATTCAAACCATAAAGTGTGACAGTTGCAACGGAGAAAAACGCAAATTAAAAGAGGTTTCTCAAAAAATTAATATTCCGGGCGGAGCCCGGAACGGAGCGAGACTTCGTTTAAGTGGTGCTGGACATTATGAACCATTTCTTCAGGCAATGCAAAATGCAATTCTTGAAATTGAAGTCGAACCACACCCGACTTTAACTTTCGATGGTAGAGACGTACACTTTACGTTAAACTTATCGCTGCTTGACGCCTTGCGCGGAGTGCCCGACCAAAAGATAGATACGATATACGGGCAGTCTGAGCGATCCGTGGTTGTTCCTGCGCTCTCCAAGAATCTCGATTCAATTAGCGTCGAAAACCTTGGGATTTCAAAACAGGGACTATTTGAAACTAAAAACGGAAACGAAATTGTTCATATCAATGTAATCTACCCTGACAATATCTCGGATATAATCTCGTTATTGGAAAAATCTCAAAACTCATCTGAACCAAAGGAAGAATGCCCTACTTTATAACATGTAACAACTCGGGTTGCGGAAAAACAACCTCTGAAACTTTAATCGACAAAGAAACAAAAGAAGTTTTTTGTCATGAATGCAAAAAAGAAATTACCAACATAAATGCTTTTACAAAAAAAAGCATGATTGATATTGGACAAATTATTCGTTTTTCTCCGGATAAAGGAGGCTGCGTTTGTCCGAGTTGCAAGAAAAACACGCCTCCTGTTGCAAAAAAGCAGACGTTTGTCTGCAAACATTGCGGAAGCGATTTAAATCTTTCTCCAATTTTTGCCAGAACATTAAAAATGAATATCGGTAAATCTGCAAGCCGAGATGATGAAGAACCGGAAATGTCGGCAATTTATAAACGGGCGATGGAACCAAGCAAAAAGAAAAGCAAAAAATGAAAAGAAAAATATATGAATTCAATTACGATCAATCTTCTAACGGATATGTCTTCGTTTATAAAACAGAGACAGGAAAATGGCAGAAGCAAAAATGTCAATCTAATCACGGTAAAATTGGAATTCCACTTTTCTCAGTAAAAAAAGATAATTTAGATCGGTGGATTAAAAATCAAATTAAATGCGTAAATGAAGCTCTCGATGGCCATTATCATTATAACGAAATTCAAGGAATTTTCGTTATAAAACAAAAATCTCAATTTGAAAATGAAATGAAAGTCACTGTATTTGGTGCGCCCGGATTTGGAGATAAACTTTTTCGTAATTCGTAAAATGAAAAATGGATGTAAGAGAATTTCTCAAAAATAAAATTCAACTATCTGAAGAAATATTTGATATCGTCTCCAAATCATCCAAATTAATAAATTCGAAAGATTCAGAAATCCTTGATTCCAAGAAATATTTGGATTCGAGGATTTCGTCGTTTTATCAAAAAAAATATAAATTTGGATATTTTCCTCCGACAGATTTTTCTTCCGTTTATTCAGAATCAAATATAAAAACTCTAATGAAGATTGGAGTTCTTTATAAGAAAGATTATCGATTTGATTCAAATTTCAAACACCATTCAATTGTATTTCCAATCATTGATGATTTTGGATACGCTGTTGGATTAATTGCAAGAACCATTAAGGATCAATTTTGCAAAGATAACAACATATCCAAATACAAATATTCTCAATTCAAAAAATCATTTGTGTTGTATGGTTTAAATTTTGCAAAAGAGGCAATTCGATTAAAAAAATCAGCGATTCTTGTTGAAGGTCAATTTGACAGAATTGCGTGCGATTATGCCGGACAACATAACGTTGTCGCAATGGGAGGATCTTCTCTTTGTTATTATCAGCTTTATTTGCTTAAAAAATATGGAGCAAAGAAAATTTATATTTTAACAGATAACGATCTTCCTGGCGAAAAAGCGAATAACCGTATTATAAAAAAATTTGGAGAATATCAAGATTTTGAAAAACTTGCATTTCCCAACGAATATCACGATATAGACGATTATATTAAATTAAATAAATCCAACGAATCAATTTTTGACAATATATAATGCAATATTTAGGCAGCAAAGCACGAATAGCAAAAAAAATTCTTCCAATCATCTTAAAAGATCGAAAACCAGACCAATATTATGTGGAACCATTTGTTGGAGGATGCAATTCGATCGATAAAGTTTCGGGTCCAAGAATTGGAAATGATTCAAATGCATATCTGATAACTTTATGGAAATCTTTGCAAAATGGCTGGGTTCCTCCAACTATAGTTTCAAAAGAATTATATGCTAATGTTCAGAAGTATCCCGATCTTCATCCAATGGAACTTGTTTGTTTTGTTGGTTTGCTTTGTTCTTTTGGAGGAAAGTGGTTTGGTGGATATGCTGCAAACTCAAAAGGTGATAATTATGCAGAACGAGGCGCAAGAATATTACTAAAACAAATTAAAAATTTAAAAGATGTTGAATTTTATTCATTTGATTATAATCAAATGAATATTCCTGAAAATTCAATTATTTATTGTGATCCTCCATACGCCAATACAACTCAATATAAAAATAAATTCGATTCTGTTAAATTTTGGGAATGGTGCAGAGAAAAATTTAAAGAAGGTCATAAAATTTTTATTAGCGAATATTCGGCTCCAGATGATTTTGAATGCTTGGTCGAAATTCCAGTATCTACAAAATTAAATAAAAACAAAGATCAACCGAGAATCGAAAAACTTTTTCAACCAAAGGGACAATGAATCAATATAAAATATCAAAAATTGCATCAAGAGACTTTTCCCAATGCAGATCGAATAGTTATCAATGGATAATTCAAGAGTGTCCAACCGCTCCCGAAAGTATTTCTGATTATTCGGACGCCCAAGGTTTTGTTAAATCAATTAACGATCCGGGTTTTAAAGAAGAACTTTATGAAATAAATGAAGCGCTTAACAAAGCATTTTGGAGATTAATTGATTCCGTTCTTACAGAGCGTCAAAAAGAAGTGTTGAAACTTTCAGCCGGAAAAGACCCGCGTTTTCCCAACGAAAGCAAAACTCAGGTTGAAATTGCCAAATTGCTTGACGTCAATCAGTCTTCTGTTACAAAGTCAATTCATGGCAACTGTGATTATCGCAATGGTCGTAAAGTTTATGGTGGGGCCGAGAAAAAATTGCAAAAAGCAGCAGATCGAGATCCTGAGATAAAAGAATTAATGAAAAGAAAATATCTTCTTATGGAAGAATTTGATTTATAATTTGCAATATTACAATATATCGTTTGAGACATGTCTAATAACTTAGGAAATAAAATGCAAAATTTTTCAGTTGATTTTGAAAATCTCAACGAAACTTTAAACAAAAAGGCATACAAATACGACGATGTTAAAGACAAACTCGTAAAAGTTGCATTTGATGTTGTACGTTTTTTTGACGAAACAGATATTGGTGGGCTTTGGAAGGTTCAAAAAAATAAAGAAGGCGATGTAATCGTTGCCCTTTATGAAGAACCAGCGATTGAAAAATCTGCCTCTGTTAAAAAATATTGGAACGCAATACTTGACTCAAGCAAATCCAACATTTACATAACATATAAAAACTCAGTTATTTCAAAAATTGCTTCTTCAGATCTTCCGTTTCCAAAAGAAGAACTTGAACTATTTGCAAAATCTATTACTGATAAAATCAATTCAACTCCAGAGTTTCAAAATAAAGTTCTCAAAGAAGCCGACCCACAAATTGTTTCTCAATTTCCGGAATTCTCAAGAGGATGATAATGAATCAAAAAGATTTTTTACTAAAACAAGCCACACAAAAATTATCCAAAGCCGTTGAAGGCGCGGAGCAATTTCCATTATCGATTCTTGCCGCAAAATCAAAGCAAATTGCTGAAGCAAATCCGCTCGATCATACATCTGTTGGAATGTACCAATTTCTTTCAAAGAAAGCTTCTCAACAGTTATATATTCGAAGAAACGAATTTAAATCGGCATATAATACATTTTTTACAAAAAATAACAAATTTGCAGCAGCTTTTGAAAAAGAACTTGGAGAAATTGAGACATTAAAACCAACATTTGCAAAAAGAGCAACAGAATTCAAAAGTGAAGATTCTGTAGCGGATCCATTTTTGACAGAAGCTTTTTCAAGAATTGTTGAGAAAAGAACTGGCGATAAATTTTCCCAAGTTATGGGAAAACAAGCAGCAACAAATTGCTCGCTTGAAATCAATAGAATTGGTGTTCGAGCAAAGTTTGTAGAAGCTGTTGCGGGACAAGAAAATCTTATTATTTGTCGGGCTGCCTTTGAAACTCCAAGGGGAACATCTAGTTTTTTGATTCCAATCGAAGTAAATCAAGGCAGAGCACTTCTTCCTTCAATATTTCTATCTGCCGGTGGATTTTTTGATTTGAATGAGAAAAACTTTCATTTCGCATTAAACAAATTTGCCGGAGAAGATCTTCAATATAATGCAGAAGAAGTTCTCAAAATTGTTTCTTCAACAATTGCAAAGACGGCATCTGTTGATAATTTTAATGAAGTTGAAAAAATTGTATTAAAAGCAAAGCTTGCCTCCGCAAAACCGGCAGAAGATCAAAATGCAATTTTTGCTCAAAACAAAATAGAACCAGTTAAAAGTGTTATTGCGGCTCCAAAACTTCCGCCAAGTGGAGAAATCTTTTCAAATAAATTAACATCTCCACTAGGAGCTGCTGAATTTTTATTTGGTAAAAACTCGGTGGAAAAAGGAAGAAATTCAATTATAAATCGTTTGGATGCATTTGGTTATACTGGATATCAAATTAAAGTCGCAAATGCAAATGAAACATCAACAATTTTTGATGTAGCATTGTCAAATAAGACATTTAAAGTTCCTGTAAAAATGAATAAAATGTACTCGATTGTTCCAGAAATATTAATATCAGAAGGATCAATCCTTCCTTTTTCAAAAGAAGGAATTGATGAGGTTTCTGGAATCGACATACAAACCAAAGCAAGCTTTTCTCCTGGATATGAATTAAGTTCAGAAGAATTAATTGAAATTGTAAGAACGGCTTCAATTGAAAAAAACAAAGAAAAGGTTGAAGATGCGTTAAATATTCTTTTGGCAAAAGATATGAGCGCTTTCCGTTCGGCAACACAAATTTGGATGGATAGTCTCTCGGGAAAACTTGCACCAAAAACATCTGGATGTCGTAAGAAAATCAAAGTTGCCAATCACAGTTCTCCAATTTGCGGTTGTTTAAATCAACCTCTTGATAAAGTTTATCAAGACGAGTTTGGAGATTGTCGTCCTCTTTGGACAAAGAAAAGCGCAGCAGCTCAAACATTTATGTCATCGCATAACAAAATATATTATGAATAAAGCAGCTTTACAAAAAGAACTAATCAATATCAGTGCCACACTGGATACTTTGTTTAATGATAAAGAGGCTGATTCACTTTTATCTTTTGCAGATGACGAAGATGCACTACAAGGATTTGTTGCCGAAATTATTGCAAAGGGTCAAAGTTTGAGGTCAGACATTCAAAATATTCTTGACTCTTTTGAACCCGAACACGATTCAAATGATCTTGAAGCAATTGCTGCAACCGCAAAAGAATTTGATGAATCCGGAGATCCATTTCTTCAAAAACAAGCCCAAGTTCTCGATACCGTCCTTTCTATTTTTGCAAACAAAGATTTTGCAAAACTTGCCGAAGAAGATAACGCAACTGATAAATTAAGAGAAAAATATCGCAAACGCGATCAAGAAGAAAAATATAATAAACCAACAGAATATTTGAAAGATAAAACTTCAAAAACAGCAGATCGACTTTCAAATGCGTTAAAAGAGTCGACAGACGTTCGCCCAATGGATGTTTCATTAAACACAAGATATTGCCCAGATCATGTTGGTGTCGGATTAATTTATGTAGGAGAAGGAACATATCAATGTTCCTTAGATAAAAAAATCTTTGACTTCAAAGAGGGTTATAAAAATGCAAATGGAAAAAATGTTCCAGGATTCAATGTGGCAGATCAAAATAAAATTGACAATTCAAATATAGATTTTAAAGCAAATTTTGATACAAGAGAAGGTAGAATGAACCGCGACAAATAACCAAATAATAACGCTTAACTTTTAAGGGATCTGAAAAACAAATTTCAGATCCCTTTTCTTTTATGTGGTTTTTTCGATATATTGATAGTATGCCTGATTTTAGTTCGATACAACAACACCCAGATGTTGAAGAAATTATTGATAAATTGCTTAATGGAGCAGATCCAAAATCAATTTCTGATTCATTAAAGCTCAGATACACAGAAGACAGCGAATCACATCTTCTTATTTCAATAAAGTTATTAAAAGAATTTCAGGAAAGCGAATATCTTAATTATTACAATCAAGCAAAACAAGATCTGTCAAAAATTAAAAACAAAGGAACGATAAATAAAAAATTAGCTTTATCAATTCAAAATAATAAAACATATCAAGAAAGATTAAATGAAGCTATTGATGAAGAAATAAATATTCTCAAAGAATATAAAGCTTTAAAACTTCTTTTGTTTTCAAGAATTGAACAGGTTTTTGATAAGATTCAAGAAGATACGACGGTTATCAATAGCAAAAATGATTATGTATTAACAAAATACACCGAGCAATTCATGTCTTTAATTGAAAAAATTGATAAAGTTATCAATAATCGACCAGATCAAGTAATTCAACATAATTATGTTGTTCAATATATTGAACAATATCAGTCAATACTTCAACAAGCAATTATCGAAACATTAAGAGAAATTGATTCTGAAGCCTCAAATTTATTCATGGAAAAAATAGCTGAAAAAATGTCATCCTTAAAAGTTCCTGAACTTAATCCTCCGAATGAAAATAAAATTCTTCAAGAAGTTCAAACTCTTAGTGCAAAATTAATTACAAACGGAACAATAATAGTATGAATTCATTTCTTGAAGAAAAGCTTGCAGAAAGATTAAAAATCATTCCAGAGATGGAAAAGTATCTTCGAGATTATTGTAATATTCTCGACAAACAGGGAATTTCATCTGAAAATCAGTTTGAACAATATTTAAATTCAGGAACAATTGATAAAAGAGCGTACCCACAAGGAATAAGAGAATTTATACATCAAACATACAATATTCCAAAATGGACAAAAGCTCTTCAGGATATTTATCAATTAATTTCAACTTCTCAAATTGATTATCAAGAAGCCTTTAATAAAATTACATATGGTTGGGACGATATGGAAAAAATTGACTTCAAGAATTGGGTTTCGTATTATCAACAAGGAAACCAAAATAAATATAAAACCGCACAATATTATCCAAACAATTTTAAGATTGATCCAAACGAAGCATTAAAGGCTCAAATTATTCCAACGCAAGAACAAGTAGAACAGCAGCCGCAATTATCCGAAGAGGAAAAGAAAAAAATATTGGCAAAACGAGTTCAGTCCGTTGTTGCAAGATTGAATGCAGCAGAAAAAATAGCAGCAGAGCCGGATGTTCGAGATGCTTTAAAGAAATTAGATCTTAACTTGGATGATTGGTTTGCCAGACTTCATCAAGTAAAAAGAATGATTCAAATTGCTCCGATTAAAAGTATTTATTCAACATTGCTTCAGGATATCATTATAAAAGAAGCAAACATTCTTGTTAAACAAGGTTTTCCAAAAGCAGCAAAAGAACTTATTTTCATTGCACAAGATCCAAGCATTGTTCCTCCGCCTATTTCTCCTGAAGAACCAGCTTCAGATCCTCTTGAAGAATTCATAAAAGCAATGAATTTTGAAGATGATTCAAAAGCGGAAGATCATGTCGTTCTTGAAGATGAAAATGATATCGTCGATCCTCAGCCAGATGATATGGATAACATTAAAGTGTTGGCTCAAGCCGTTCAATCACCGGTTCAATCTCCTTCTGTTGAACCAACTCCAAATCAACCAGCTATACAACCCGCTCCAGATCAAGAAGTTGTTGAACCAAACACAGAAGAAATACCTCAAGAAGATGGTGTGGCTGAAACGGAAATTCATAAAAAAACAGATGATCTTTTTGAGGCCGCCCTTTCAGATGTAACTGTAGATGATGCCGTTGCTCGTCTTGAAGTTCTTGCAAATCTTTTTCGTACCAGAGAAATCCCAAGACAATTATCCATTGTAGATCTTATTTTCGACAAACTAAATATTGCTTCGTTCTTTCCTTCGCTTGCAGAAGCAAGCAGTAAAATGTTAGATTCAAATCAGTATGCTTTAACTCGTATTGAGGAAATTCTTTCAAAACTTCGTGGTGTTATTAGAAATCCCGAAAGCGCAGAGCTTGATCTTGTTGGAAAACCAATCACGCCAACATTACCAAACATTCAAAAAGAATTGGCAAATCAAATGGAACTTGAACGTCAGCTCAAAGATAAACGAAAGAAAGAAACGCAGCTCGCAGAATTGGCCGAACCTTTACCGGCAGAACCAACTGAGGTGGCAGAGGCCGGCGAAGAGCAGAGCGCGTTAAACGAATTGTCTGTGCCGCCAAACGCGTCTCCACAACAACCCGCTGCACCACCAGTTAATAAACCAGCAGGATGAAACTAATTCAAATTCTTCAGACCATCGATGGTTTATCGAAACTTAATAAAACCGCCAAACCCTGGATGGTTGGGGGAATTCCTCGCGATAAATTATTGGGAAGAAAAAATGATTTGGCGGATATTGATTTAACAACTGGAGATGAAAGCATTCATGCTTTGGCGCAATTAACAGCAATTAAATTTGCAAAAGATGTTTCTTCATTTCGGGTCATGAACGATGGCCATTCAAGAATTTTAATCAATAATTGGAAGATTGATTTTTCAAGCAATTTCAAGGTTCCAAATATAAATTCAATTCTTGTTGAAAAAGGAATGAATCGAATATCATCCATGGATGAGGAAATTTATAGTCGAGATTTCACATGTAACACGTTGCTTTGGTCTTTAAATTTAAAGCAAATGTATGATGTGACTCAAAAAGCTAAAATTGACATTTCAAATAAATTAATTGACACATGTTTGGATCCAGAAATAACTCTTGGAAATGATTTCAAAAGAATTCCGCGAGCAATATATCTTTCATCAAAACTTGGATTTTCAATTTCTGACAGAACAAAAAATTGGATAAAAAATAATCCGCAAGCCATTCAAGATTGCGGAGATGATTTTATAAAAAAGAAATTAAATAAAGCTTTACTTTATAATTCTTCAAATACAGTTGCTTTATTAGATGAATTGAATCTTTGGAAATTCATCCCAACAACTCCCGAATTAATGAAATTCATGACTGTTCCAGGAAGAATATGAAAAATGAATTTTTAGATCAAATGTATTTTAATGAAATTGCAAAATTTGCCGATCCAATTCTTTTTAAGAATTATGATTATACTGACGAGGATAAAAATGGTCCTGGAATTGGTTTATTTAATGGACCAATGGATCGTTTTAATTCTGTAAATGAATTTCGAAAACATAAGGCTGCTCGAAATCGAAGAAAAAAGAAAATTAAAGATTTGCACGACAAGGTTTCAAGATGAAAAAGCTTGCAGTTCTTCGGGATAACGAATCAAAACCGTGTCCGTTTGGGTTGGGAATTCCTTATGGATGCCAAAAAGTTGGACAAGCAATTACCAATATGATTCCTTTATCAATGTCCGAAGATAAAGAAAATGAAATTCGTCAAACAAATACAAGCGTTTTTCTTTGGCAAGCAACAGGAGAACGTTGTATTTATGCAGACAAAATTGTTGGAAAAGAAGTAAATTGCACTTTCACAGAACGACAAGAAAATCGAGATGATATTATCGGTTCTCCTCTTTATACAAAAATGTTTACCGGAACGGCAGCCAATGGAATTTATACTTCTCCGTCTGCATATTATAACGAATCACCAATGAACCGCGGTCCATTTTTTGGTATGTATGGTATTGAAAGTGTGGGTTCCGAAGAAAATAAACTTGTAAAATCTACGGATAATAAGGAATAATTAGCATGGAAGAAGTTAATTTTAAAAATGAATTTTTACGCATAAAAAATGCAGTAGAAAACGTGTTTGATAAAATCGAATTAAAAATTTCAGAATTATCACCAGAACAAATGATTACAGTTTCAGAAAAACTTGATATTTATGAAAAATTCATAATAAATCTTCAATTACGTTTAAATAAAATTTCTCTTGGAGAAAAGGAATAACAATGGCTTTGGCAAAACAGGCACAAACATCAAATTTGGACGGATTTCGAATTTCTCAAGATGAATTAAAAGATCTTTTGAAGGCCGACGACTCAATGGTTGTTGATGAATATATGGAAGATTCAAATGATCTTGCCGTTGAAATGGAACTGACTCCGGACGCAGAGGAAAAAAAAGTTCTCGAATCTGGCGCGGAAGTCATTGGAGAAATTGAAATTCAAGATTCCGATGGCGAAGTAATTGAAGAAAAAGAATTTGAATTTAAACTTGATGCTGTTCCTGGCGGAGAAGATCAATCCGAAATTGTTGAGGAACAGGAGCCAGAAGAAATTGTCGAAGAGGATAAAGATCCCTGGAAATGTACTCCGGAAAAATTTCTTGATTGGGCCAAAGATCGTTTGGCAAATATTCCAAAACATAATGGAAAATCGGTTGCCGGTTTGGTTCGAGCAAAATCATATCTTGAAAAATTTCTTCCAGTAATTAAATCTGCTCTTCAATCAGACGTTGATGGTTTTCTTGATACCGATCAGGTCGAAGCAATTCGAGATGAAGTTCTTCAAGGAATTGAAAGACTCGAAGACCGAATTCAAAAAATAGAAGCGCAAAAACGACCAAAGAGCAAAAAGAAAAAAGCCGATGAAGAATATGGTTTGGTAAAAGAAGCGCAAAAAGCTGCCGGATTTACAGTTGTTGTTCCGCTGCTTCACTCATTCATTGCAAGAACCGTTATTAATTCGCATGTTAGTGGCGGGCATGATATTGAAGATTCATTTATTAAAATGGCTAAAAAATATGATCTTGATAAACGAGAGATCGCAGAGATGACTCAGCTTATTCTCGACATGGGATATCCATTAAATCTTGATCGAGGAAGACTTGGCGAAGATGTTGACAAATCATCTTCAAATAACTTTGATTGGGCTGCAAATTATTTAAAATGACAAAATATCATAAAACATCTATACAGTACGACGTACCAATTGTTTCAGCTTATATTGTTCATCAACATAAAAATAAATCTGATATAGAGAAACTTATAAAATCGTATAAATTAACACCAGCGGAAATCAATGGAGTTAAAAAAATAATTAAGTTAGGATTTTTTAAATAAGGAAAATATGCGAGGCGGAATTCCAATTTCAAGAATGAACGGAACGTATGGATCTGAAATTGATTCAAGACAAAAACGGATTGAATCAATTGATTGGAATCGTTTTGCTCAAGATTTGAATCAGGAGACGGCGGTTTCCAAAGCGAGAAAACGCGAAGCTCAATCTTTAATTGATCAAATCAATGCAATTGTTGGAAATAAAAAACAATCAAGCGCAGAAGAAAAATTAAATTCATATAAAGAAAGAACGGGTTTGGCTCAATTTCAAAGAACGGCTCAAACTCAAAATTTGGAAATTCCGCAACACCTTCAAAACAAAATTATTCAGTTCTTAAAAAATCGAATCGAAACTTTTAAAGGGCATATTTCTTTGCTTTCCTTGCAAGAAGAGCTTCTTAAAGTTTTCTCAAAAGAAGGTCTTCAAAAATCTGAAATTGATAATCCAAGTTTTGCAAAATTCATTAGTGATATGATTCTTGAAGAACAAGCAAAGACTCCAAAAGTTCAAATGGATTCAAATCTTGGAAAAACCTATACTCCAACAGATGATAATGATCCTGAAAATACAGATTTCTTTCATGCAATGATGGTTGCAAAAGGCTCAAAAAATGAACCAATTAAAAATTGTGATCGTTGTAATACAAGATTAAGAGGAGATAAAGATCAAAATCTGGTAAAAGGAAAATTTTTATGCAAATATTGCTATGATGATTTTATGGAGTTGTTAATTTTAACAACAAATATACCATGCATATGCTCCCATTCATATAATGATCATTATCCTAGATTTGCCGGCTGGTCTTATGAAAATGGAACAAAATGTAAAATTTTGTTAGATAACGATCAACCTTGCCCTTGTAAAGAATACACTCATAGATAAATTAAATGGCAAATGTTGCTTTTGCAAATTACAATAATCTTTTTGATCAATTAAAATCGGGTCTTGTATCGTTAGACCCAATTGCTTTTATTGAAAAATATCTTACGCTTGATGGTAATCCATTTCGTTTGCATGGAAATGGATATAAAATGTATTGTGACATTTATCGCTATATTGGAATAAAAGCACTAGATCCAAACGCAAAACCAATTGTTATGGTAAAAGGTCGCCAGGTTGGTGGAACGATTATGTGTGCTGCCCTTGAGCTTTACTTTATGACTTGCGGAATTTTTGGTGCTCATGGAAAACCTCCGATGCGCCTTCTTCATTGTTTTCCACAACTTGACATGGCAAAACGTTATGGAAAAACAAAATTAAATCCAATGATTCTTGCTTCAAATGGAGTTGAAGATCCAAAAAAACCTGGGAAAAAAGTTCCATTTGCTGTCACAAAACTTGATGCATCAACAGACACTTCTGATTCAATGTCGTTCAAACAATTTGTTGGTGGAAATTTCGTTGCTATCGAGTCAGCAGGACTTACAGGCGATAGAATCCGTGGTTTTACCGCAGATGGAATTTTCTTCGATGAAGTTCAGGATATTCGGGCAATTGCATTAAGCTCAGCTTTGAAAATTCTTTCTCAGGCCCAATATGGAAATAAGGGGCTTCAGGTTTATTTCGGAACACCAAAAAAGAAAGGCTCTGCTTATTGGAAGATGTGGCAAGCTTCTTCTCAGGGATACTACCACCTTGGATGCGAACAATGCGATAAAACATTTCCTCTTTATACTCCAGGAAGCAATGATTGGAAAAAAATATGGATTGAAGATGATTTACCAGACGATCATAAAAATTCACGCGGAATTCCGGATCATGGATTTATTGTAAAATGTGTTCATTGTGGGTTTGAACAAGATAAAAGAGAAGCTGTCGAAAGAGGCAAGTGGATTTTTTCTAAACCAGAAGAACAATGCACATATATTGGCTATCACATCAATCAACTTTACATGCCGAACATGAGTCGCGCCGATATTATTGCACAAGAACCCGAATTTCATCCAATTAATAATGAACGAATTTATCAAAATGAAGTTCTTGGAGAATTTTATTCTGGTGATTCATCCCCATTAACAACAGAAGATATTGATGATAACTGCGCAGATCGAGATCGAAGATTCGCAGAACGCATTACTCCATCCGATCATAAAAGAGTTTATCTTGGGTGCGATTGGGGAGATAAAATCGATATTAATCAAGTTTCCGAAGAAGAGGAAGAATCCTCAAAAGGTGTTGGAAAATCTTATTCTTCAGTTGTTGTGTTGTCGGTCGAAGGACCACAACTGTTAAACATTCAATATGCAAATATTCTTCCCAAGAAAACGTTTGAATATAAGAAGCAAGTTGTTCAACAACTTTATCAACGTTATTCCGTAAATCTCGGAATTGGAGATATTGGTCACGCAGGAGATCTTTCCGAAGAATTACAAAAAGAATATGGAAAACGTTTTCTTACAAGCCGCGCCGTAAACACACTAAATGGTAAAATTCGACTTGTTGACGAACATATTCCTCATTCTGGAGAAATTCAATTTGAACGAGATTATCATATTGATGAATTAATTAATGCAATAAAAAAAGGAAGAATACGTTTTCCATACAAACCATACGAGATGATTTCTTGGTTGGTTCAACATTGCTGTTCTATGGAATTGAAGCCTAAAGTGGATCAGTTTGGAGATGTAAAAACAACCTATGTTAAAGGCAACACTCCAAACGATGGTTTCATGGCTTTATTAAACGCCTGGTTGGCTTATAAATTTGATATTACAAACGGATTTAAGATCAAAGATCCAAATCGATTTTATGAAAATCCAACGGAAATCAAGGCTCCGCCGGTTTTATTGGCTCATATGCCGGGAATGAATTCAATGAAAAGAAATCAATATTCACCGTGATTAGGAATCACTTTCCCAATCAATAATTTTTTCTTCAAATAAATCAATCTCTTCATCTAATTTACAAATTTTTTCATTTAAAAATCGTTCATCTTCATAATCTTCAGACAATATTCTGCGCGCCCGTTGTTCGGTTTGCGCAAGAACAGATGCGGAAATACAATATTCCGGATTTTTACCAAGAGCTTTAGTATTGTAAAATTTAAATAATTTCATTTTGTTCTTTACATATCATATTCATAATCAATAATTTTTGGCCGATCCAAAGAATAAGTTTCAACACATCTTGCGCTAAAAACATCTAACCATTTTTCTGATACCAATTCTTCGGCAAGAATTTTTCTTGCCTCATCTTCCGATTCAGCGATAACTTTGGCTGAAATAATATCACAACCTTCGCAATGTTCAATTCCGCTTGTTTCAAACATATATAAATTCATTATTCATCCTTTACAAACACATTTTCTTTTTTGCAAAAGCGTGGTCCTGGTTCGCCATCCATCTGAACAATAATAAAATCTCCATCTATTTCTTGAATGGTACCAAGATTACTGCCGTGAGTTGAAATGGTAACTCTTGAACCAATTTTCTTTTCTTTCATTTTATTCCTTTAAATTGCATAGATAACTTCTTTTTCATTCAAATCAATTTCTTGACAAAGAACAATTTTACTATCCAACCAAATTTGCGATTTAAATGTCGGACGAGAGCTTTGTTTATCATAATCAACAGCTTGTTCTCTTGCTTCTTGTTCATTATCAGCTAAAACAAACATAATTTTAGGCTGATAAGGGCTCGAACGTCCGCTTGAACCTCTGGTAGTTGATACAAGTTTAAATAATTTCATTTTACGCTTTCTATAATTTCTTTCTGAACTTCATCTAATGTTTTATTTTGTCCCGATAAAAATCGAAGTAATAAACTTAATCCGCACTTCATTCTTTTTGCCGAACCTTGAATTTTATCTTCATCTAATCCGTAACAAATTTCATCTATTTTTAATTCATCAAAAACTCGTCCAGATCTAATCTTTACTTCTCCAATTATCCAAAATAATCCTTGAAGTTGTTCTGGAGAAAGTTTGTTAACCCAACTTGTATATTTTCCAAGATCAAGTTTTTTCTTAAATTCATCAGTAAAAACCTGATTATAGTGTTTATTATCAACATCTGACCAGAACTTTTTTAATTCTTTAGAGTCTTTATTTGAAAATTTCACCCGATTTTCAAATATAATTAATTCATTTGTCATTGATAATGTCGAACTAGATCCGAATTGATAATTTTTTAATTCTTCAGGGCTAAGATAGATGATATCTTGCAAATAAAGATCTTTAATTGATTCAATCAATTTATTATCTTCATATAATTGAATGTCAAAAAATCTTGGGAACGGTTTGCAATGAAATTTATAAAATGTAATGCTTGAAAATTCACCAAAAATATACCGATCTCTAAGCTTTCGCTCTACCGGAATTTCTTGGTGTATAGAGTGTATAATCTCCCAATCGTTAATTTCTTTTAACGAATAAGAATGAGCCCAGCCTACAATTTTCTCATCAACAACCAATTTAATTTCGAACATTTTTTGTTCAGATTTAATATTTGAATCCATTTAAACTCCATAATCCATTTAATTGTTGTTTTATTGTATCAAAAGACATTTTTGGTATAATTTTCAAAATAGCTTTTACATAAGCGCTATCGTGAATTTTGCGAGTTTCTCTCAAAGCAAGTTTCACTCTACTTACATCTCCGAGAGTATGTATACCGGTTCGACCCATTGAATTATAAAAATCAACTTCTTGCTCGGACATTTTTCGGACTTCTTTCATCCAAATTTCCATATCAGCATTTGATATGGTGTCAGTAATAAATACATCTTCGGCTTCATTCCAGCTTTTCATAATTTTACCTCATATAAACTTTGTTTACATTTGACGATTAAAAATGTATTGTCCGTCTTCAGTTTTTCCACAAGAATAAATTCGATGCTCTCCATCTTTCATGTAAACATGAATTAAATCTTGTAATGATGGGCCAAGAGAAATTTCAACTTTTTTTCCAAGAATATTTTCAATAACATACAGATCATCTTCTGGTTTTAATGGGTTCACACCTCGAAGAAATGGAAGAAGCACTTCTTTGCTGTCTTCGCCAAACCCATAAAATCCAGTTTTGTATACTGGAGACCAACGATCTCCGCAACATTTGCAATCTATGCCGTTTGAACAACCATCAAAATAAACTTGTCCATTCGTGCATTCTCGGGCAAAATCATTTGCCCGTTCTGCATCAATATGCTCCACAATAACCCAGGCCCCAACAGTTTCGTTATTATAAGTTTTACCGCCCGGATTGTTTTGTCGATAATAGAAAAAAGCCATAAATATATTTCCTTTCAAATAAAACAGCGGGTCTTGAGAGAATCGGACTCTCGCAAACATCGATTTAGAATCGACTGCTCCACCACTAAGCTAAAGACCCTTATTGGTCGAAATTAATTTCGACCAAATTATATTAACCATCTAAGGTTTGAGAATTAATTTTCCTTTCATGAAAATGCTAATTTCAATCGTTTCATTAATTCTTTTGTTTTTTGCCCAGGTTCCGCTGCTACCGCAGTCAAAGAATTATTGTAATCCGGTTCGTGAAAAACCGAATAAGCTATATTTTCTGAATAAATTTGTTTTGCAAGCTCAATCAATTCTTCTTCATTTTTAACTTGAAGAAGACAAATAAAATTGCTATTTTCCATCCAATTTATTGTGATGTTTGGATGTTCTTTGGCAAACTGAAACGCACAATGCGTAATTTGAGATGCCATTTGGCCCGACATTAAATCATTTCGAACGACAATATAAAGCTTGTCGCCAAATTCAATTTTTGAATGTTTCACAATATTAACCTAATTTTCATGCATTTGAATTTTCTCCTTTCAACCAGGAGAAGATAATATTTTTTATTTGAATTGTACGATCTTCCGCGGACTTTGCGAAAATATTTTTCAAATCAAATAATACAAAATCATAATTATTTAAAATCGAAAAGATTTTGAGATAATTGGGTTTTTCTTTGCAACTTTTTTCAAGATCTAAATAATTCTTTTTTCTTGCAAAAGCCAACGCAAGCGCCTGATGTCGACACTCATAAGACAAAATATCTTGCAGATGCATTAAATATTTTATACGATTTTCACTTTTGGTTTTTTTAAGTTGTTTTCGTATACTTTTTATTGACAATGCCAAACCGTTAACTGTTGCACGAATTTTTGCCAATTGGGTATTTTTCCAAGGCATTCTAAAATCTATTTCATTATTCATTTTATCCTCCAAACATTAAACATTATTCCAAATAAGATCAGAATAATTATATTTGGAGGACCGCGAATATTTACCTATAGAAAAATCATTTCATCCTCATTGGTCCAACAATGCCAGTATAAACTTTCATTGGATTATGTTTTCCAAGAAATCTTTCATTTACCTTACCAACCAATAATGTCTGCAATTTATTTAAAGCAATGTTAAATTCTTCATGGTTCCATTTTAAGAAATTTAACATTGATCCCGAAAAGGACAACATAAAAGATAATAATTCTTCAACAGATCTGATATCATTTTGAACACAAAAATCATTTAATTTTGTTGGAATAAATAACTTATTATCTGCAATAATACAGCCAAAATCTCCAGGATTTATTTTTAATTTAAAATTAAGCTCAATTTTCATTTCTTTATTCTCGCAACCAAACCTTTTCCATTTTTGGTTGTATGAATTTTGTCATTATACGGTGAAGTTCCACATTTATCACACACTCCAAATTTATGTTTACATTTGGATGGACTATATGTATATGGAGGCATATATTCTCCACCACAACAAAAATCGGTAATGTAAAAACCAGATTCATCTATTTTGACACATTCATTCATAATTTTTTCGAAGCAAGCGTCGCAAGAGCACTTCTCTCGCCTTTCATTAGCGTCAAATGTCCAGCCAATGACTCATTTTTAAACTTTTCGATCACGTGTGTCAAGCCATTATTAAGCGAGTCAAGATCATTCCTGTCAATTTGTTCAATGTCACCAGTGAAAACAATTTTTGTATTAAAACCGACGCGCGTTAAAACAGTTTTAACCTGCTCTTGATCGAGGTTTTGAATTTCATCAAATACCACAAATGCATTGTTGATGCTTCTTCCTCGAATATAAGTCATTGCTTCGAAACGAACTCTTCCTTTATCTTGGTACATTTCAAGAGTCTGTTGCCAATTTTTGTTCTTACCAAGAAGAACTTCCATATTATCCATAATTGGACCCATCCATGGTGCCAATTTTTCTTGCTCAGTATTGTGGGTCACAATATAATTATCTGTAATATACAAATGTTCCGGATTATCAATCAAAATGCATTGAACTTCTTTTTCACCAACATAATCAATTGATTTGATAGCCTCATAATGCATGTATGAACATTTGTGCCTTGATGCTTTTCGAGACATAAAAAACGGATTTATTTCTTTTGGAAGGCTTACTGTAAATTCGTATGATTTTAATCTTGTTGTAAATTCATATTTCCCAATTTTATGCTTTCTTCCGACTCTATTTCTTGGATTTGGGAGAACAGCCCTGCCGCCCAATGATTTTACTACCTCAATTAAATCTAAAGCTAATTGTTTTGATGTTGTGCAAAACATGGCTTCACCTCTTGTTTTTATAGTTCCATCGGTATCCATTAAGCCACGCAATAATTCAATTCTATTATTTATTGAAGAATATTTGTATTTATCGGGAATAAATTTTGTATTTGCTTTTGTTCCACTTAAACCTAAATTTCTTAATATTTCTTTAATGGGATTTTGCCATTTTTTTTCTAATGGTAAAAACTCATATTGGATATTGTTTATGATTTTTTTATTTGTACAAATCCAATTCATAGATTTTCTTTTGTGGTAAGAATTTAAATTTTGAAATGCAATTCCAATAGATGGGTAAATTATTTTTTCACCTGTTAAAATGTTTGTTGCCAAAATTTGTTTTGCTGTTTTGTTATTAAACAAATTTGCTTTAATGGCATATGAAATATTTTTACCATTATTTGTTAAACTACAATCTAATGGTAGAATTTCTTTTCTAACTTTTTCAACCAATTCAGAGTCAATACTTGTTATACTAACATGGTCCGAAATACTTCCGTCTCCTAAAATTACTCCTAATGTATAGGGCGCCAAAGGCAAATTACATTTGTTAAACTGCACGGGTTCATTTCTTGGCAAATAATGATTTAATTTGCCTTTGGATGAAAAAAAAGTTTCCATAATTTGCTGTGTTGTTTTTAAAGATCCTTCTGTTTTTCTTTTTTTATTTTCATAAGTTTTAGTTAACCAGATGTGATCTGCGCAACATTCCGTTGCAACTTCTTCGGTTGTAGTAATTTTGTAAACAGGCTTTACACCTTTTGGAAAAACTCCTAAAACTTTTGATACCGATCCATCCCTCGCAATAACTTCAGAACCAACTTTTAATTCTCCCATTGTGGTCCAACCATTTGGTGTAAGAATTTTTGCATCTAATGGCTGAGGCCCCGGAAGATAGCCTATATCATTTCCAACCGGTTGAATGGGCCGGTACACGATCAAACTCTCATATTTTTTTCTTTCGAGCACAGCTTCAAGCCCAGCAGCCAATGCACAAAGAGACTTTCCGCATCCTGCCTTTCCAACCAATGTGACCAAAGGAATTTTGTCATTTGTCAAAAGATCAAAGGCAAGAGCCTGTTCTTTGTTTTTGGAATCAAGTCCCCAAATCTTTTTATTCATCGGAAGCATCTGGAGTTGATTTTTTGCCTTTTTGCAAAGTGCAATTGCAGATTCCGCGCCGGAAACCAAAACATATTCGTTTGGATTTAAATCATTTAATTCTTTTGGAAGAGGACCAAATTGAGTTTCAAACAGAGTTTTATTTAATTCATCATTTTTGATCTCTCGAAATCCCTTATAAAGATCGGAAACATCAGAAACTTCAAAATAATCTTGAGCTTCAAGGTCATTAACTTTTGCTTTTAAACGAAGATTAAAATCTTTGCTAACAAGAATTATTTTTGCTGTTTTTTGCGCCTTTTGCAAAGCCAAAGCGGAAGCAAGAATCCGGTTATCTGGAATGTCTGATAAAGAATTTTTATTTTTCTTTATATCAAAGACAATTGAATCTTTTTTCTTGTCAATTTCTTTAATTGCAATTCTTGCGTTTTGTCCAACTTTGCCGGGAAAAGTCTTTAATTTATCCAACTCTTCAAGAACATCAATTGGAATTTGAATATTTTTAAATTTTGAAAGGCAAAATGGATCGTCAATTAGAACCGAGGTATCGAGAACATGATACGTTTTTTTATTCATTTATTATATTTCTCTGGTTTGTTTGCAGAGTGATCTCGTTGAGATATATCTCATATATCAACGAAATAATAGACAAATATTACCTTAAAATAATTTTCGGCAATATTCTGGCTTTTAAATAGACAAAATGGCCATACAATTTAAAGCGAACAAGCTTCCATCAAAATATGGAACAATATCAAAATCAACCGTTCCAAATCACACACTAAAAACAGTAAGTGAATTTAGAAGATCCCAATTAGAACAAGAAGCTGCCGTACATGATAAAGAGTCAAAAACGTCTCAAGCATCTTACGTTCTTCCTTCAATAAGTAAAAAAGCTTCAGCGGTTACATCGGATCAGGGTGGAGGATCGGGTTGGAGAGGATCTGGAGGAACTGTTCGACAAAATATTGAGCCTTATTCTCCGCTTTGGCTTGTTAGTAACTTAAACTTTCCTCGTGACAGAGCAACAATTAACTCTTGGCTTCGCGCATATTTCGTTACAAATGGTTTGATTCAAAATGCAATTTCTTTGCATTCAACTTATCCAATTTCAAAATTAAATATAAAATGTAAAGACCCAAGAGTTGAAAGACATTTTGCGGAAATGATCGAAGAAACCGATCTTATGAATATTTGTGTTGGTTTGGCTCAAGAATATTGGCTTCTTGGAGAAGCTTTTCCATATGCTGAGTTGGATGAAAGAACCGGCAAATGGAGTCGTATTATTATTCAAAATCCAGATTATATTACAGTTAGACAATCAATTATAGGCGGAGATCCTATTATAAGCCTTCGTCCCGATGAACAATTAAAGAAAATTTGTACAGGAGGATCGCCTGAAGATATTCGTCAAAGAAGAGAATTGAATCCAGCAATTGTTGCTTATGTTCGAAAAGGAGAGCCAATTCCTTTAGACAATCTTGCAATTTCACATATTGCAAGAAAAATTGCTCCATATGAAATTCGCGGAACAGGATTACCTGTCTCTTGTTTTAAGCAATTAATGCTTTTTGATAAAACAAGAGAAGCAATTTATGCTCAAACAAGCAATATGATCAACCCCCTCACTTTAGTTAAAATTGGTGGACCAGATTATAAACCAATGCCTGCAGATTTGGAGCTTTGGAGAGAAGCATTTATGCAACAAGAATACGATCCAGATTTTAAAATTTTTACTCATGATGCTGTAACGGTTGAAAGAATTGGATATAATAGCGGAATTCTCGATACATCCAATCTAGTTACACAGCTTATCAAAGAAATTTATACAGGTCTTATGGTTCCATCTGTTTTAATGGATGGAGGTTCTGATACAACATATGCAAATGGTGGTGTCGCTTTAGATGTTCTTCGTCAAAGATACATGCAATTTCGCAACATGTTAAGCATTTGGTTAAGAAAAAAAATCTTTGCTCCAATTTCAAAAATGATGGAATTCACCGAAACAGTTGATAAAGAAGAAAGATTAATCATTCCTGAAGTAGACTGGAATCACATGTCTCTTTTTGATGCTGGAGATTATATTCAACATCTTAAAGACCTTTCTGCCGGAGAAGTTCCAAAAGCCTCCATGCAAACTCTTTATCGTTCTCTTGGTCTTGACTACGAAGATGAAAGAAGAAAAATACGTTCAGAAGCAATTGATCAAGCAATTCTTGCAAAAGAAAGAAAAGCTCTTGAAACAATGCCATTAAGCGAATGTCGCGCACTTGGACCAAATGATGAAATTCAAGAATCAATTGAAGCCCCGCTTCCAGGTCAAGATGTTCCTGGCGAAGAATCAAATCTTGGAATGCCTCCATCTCCTGGTTCTGGTTTGGGAGCGCCGGAACCTCCTTCAGCGCCTCCACCGCCTCCACCACCATCTTCTCCTTCCCCTCCAAAATAACGAATATTTTAACAAATGAATATGAATCAGCAAAATGAAATTTCTTTAATTATGAAAGAAGCAGCCGGAATGAAAACCTGGATGCGCGAAAAACTTCTTCCTTCCGGATGGACTCGCGGAATTGGGGAGGGTTTAATTGGTGATTATAAAGAAAAAATGGAAGTTCTTCGTTATGTAGACGATCGGATCTACGAATGGATGGATGATATTGATGATCGTTATAAAGCCATGCAGGCCGCATTAAAAGGAAATCGTCTTGTTGACCTTGCTTTGCTTTTGGCGGATTTTAATGGAAAGTTAAAACAAGTTAACAGTGCCGGAAAAGAAATTGAACAATTAAGTCAAGAAGCTTTGACCGAATTTGATATTGGAGACGAAGACACTTATGCAAATCAATTTACTCCAGAACAAATGGAACAAGGCTTCAAGGCAGATGACGGAATTATTTCAGAAGCTGGATACATTTCAGATTTAAAAAGAAAATGGGTTGCAAAAAAACTTCAAGATAAAGCTAGAAAAGATCGGAGTCTTGCTTTAAATAGATTTTTGGCTAATTTAAAAGTTCTTATTGGAAGAATAAAAATATCTCTTGATAAGATGAGTCAATTTCGAGCGGCAGGAGAAATTGGAAAATACACAGATCAACTTCGTGTGATTGAAAAAGAACAAAAGAATTTCGAAAGCCAATTTTTTCCAATTTATAACAAATACTTAAAACCCCTTGTTGATCGTGTTATTGCTCAAGAAAAAGCCCGCAATAAAGAAAATGACGAGCTTCTTGCTGAATATGAGGCGGCAAATCAAGAACAGGAAGAATCACAAAGAACAACAATTCCCGGAGAACCGGTTCGAGAAGCTTTAATATCTAGCCCGCCACCACTTCCTCCCGAAATTCCAACTCTTGAACAAGAAGATATTGATCAAAGTATTTTTGAAAATTCCGCCGAAACTGTGGTGGAAGAACCAAAAAAAATAAAGATAAAAAAAGAAAAAGCTTCTGAATCAATTCCTCCTCTATCTGTTCCAAAAGAAGAACCTCCGGTTCTTGATCGGAGGGTGATTCGTTCTCCGGCGGATTTGAAAGTTGAACCCGAAGAACCGCAAAAACCAGCTCAGCCAAAAACTTCAAGAAAAAAGAAAATTCAACCGACTCAACAACCAGCCCCCGAAACTCAACCACAAATAACACCAACTCCGGAACAAAAACCCGAAGAACCAAAAAAAGAATCTTCATTGATTGAAATTGCAATTCAGAAAAAAGCAAATGCAAATTTCATTCATGAACTTGCAAAAGCATCTTCGACAGACGATCCAATGTTAATCGTAAGAATGATTCTTAAATATGCAGAAGATATCGAAGATTCTCAGCCAGAAAACAGCATTGCTTTAACAGAATTGGCCGCACAAATACTTCAATGATCAAACTTGGAACTCTTAAAATTGCAAATCTTCAACTTCAATCTTTAAATGATTCGGAGGTTGTGAAAATTGCTGGAGTTGTGCAAAGAGTTAAAAACTGGTTGAAATCTCAATTTTCTCCGGAATTTAAAGAAAAAATCAACGCATTAAAAGAAGAATCATCCGACGTTCAAATTCTTCTCGTTGAATTGAATAAAAATATAAAATCAATTCAAAACTCAATTGATAATGTTGATACGGAACAATATCATGAGGATTTGAAAATTTTCAAATCGCTTGTTATGGATTTGATTGTTAAATCAAAATTGCTCTCTAAAGAAAGCGAAGATTTTTATCATCGAGGAGAAATTGACGCACCTGGATTTGATGAACGATTTAAAAAGTCTCTTCCAGAAAATTATGATGTTGAATTAAAAAAACAATACGATCAACCGTTAAAAAGTTTTAAAGCTTATTCTTCAATAACACCTGAAATAATTGAAATTAGTACTGGTTCATTTGACAAATTATCAAATGAAATTTCAAAACAACTTACTGAAAGATTAAATCTTTCAACAAATGAAATTAAAAATATACTTCAATCAAATTCAAATGAAATAATAAATTCTTTTAAACAAGCAGTTGTTGATGGAAAACTTCGAGGAGCTTATGTTTTTCGAGGAAAAGATGTTTCGACTCATCCGTATGGAACGGTTCAACTTGATGTTGATTCTGCTCCATTTGAAGTGGAAGATGTTCCGGGAAAATTTTATGCAAAAGTTGGATTAATTGATTTTAGAAAATCTCGCGCTTCCGCTGAAAAGTTGAAAGTTAACAGAATAACTTATGTTAGATCGCTTTCAAAATCAGCTTCAATTAATATTCTTTACAAAAAGGCATTTCAGGACAGCAAAGAACAATACAAAACAAATAATCAGATTCCATACAAAATTACAAATCTTGGAGAAGTTGATCTTGCAAATGTTTTAAGAGAAGGGTATAAAAAAGTTTTTGGAAAAGATCCAACAACCCAAGCTTTGGCAGGAGGCTGGGCGCAGGTTGTTTTGGAGGCCGGTCTTCCCGTCAAGCTGCCCTGCAATAATATTGGAAACATAAAAGCGACCAAAGACTGGATCAATCAGGGAAAACCTTATTTTTCAAAAGATACGAGCGAAAACAAACCAACCGGAGAACATTATAGAACCGCTGCAAACTGGAAAGCATTTCCAACCCCAGAAGATGGCGCGGCGGAATATTGGAGATTATTGAAATCTCGATATTCAAATTCGCTTGATTGGATGGAAGCGGAAGATCCGACAAGCGCGGCAGTAAATCTTGGTTTGAAAGGTTATTATACAGCGGATATTAAAAAATATTCAGCGGGAGTTTCTTCTCTTTATTCAAAATTTATGAAAGAAATTGCTCCAAAAATTCCAGGGTTAAAATCAGAAAAGAAAAATGTTCCCGGACCAAAACCAGAAGTTAAATCTTGGAAATCTGAATATAAAGAAACTCCAAAAACAAATGAGGTTGATTCATTAATTCATAATCTTACAGCGGAAAATGTTTTAACAAATCGAGTCAAAACTGCAATTCTTAAAAAATCTCTTCCTGAAACTTTAACACTTTCAATTATTGAAGGGGCAAATTTTTTAGATAAAGAAGAATTTGCAAAAACAGCAGCATTTGTTCTTTCAAGATATCTTCAATCAAAAACAATTATTTATAAGCAAAACGATCAAATTCAAATTCAAGCATCAACATTGGGAACTCCAATAACCGTTCAAAATGCAGTTCAGGGAGTTTTGGATTGTCTTTCTTTTGCATATAAACAAAACAATAAAAAGATTTCAGCAATCACCGCACCAAACGTATTAACAAAATTTGCTGAGGAAATATGTTAAAAATTGCTTATATTAAAGAAATTTCCAAGGGCAAATGGAGAGTTCTTTCAAAGAAAGGAAGAAATCTTGGAACATATAACTCAAAAGAACAGGCAGAAAAAAGATTAAAACAAGTTGAATTTTTCAAACATTGGCCATTTCATCCTGTAAGAAAAAAGAAAGCCGTTGAAGATCTTTACAAAAAAATTGTTCTTGGAGAAGAAAATTTAACGGAAGCAACCTCCACATTTTCCGCCGAAATGAGAGAGTTAAGAAAAAATAATCCAGAAAAGGTTATGAATTTTTTAAAGCAGTTCAATCAATCTTTTCAAAATTCTCTCCAAGAAGGAATCGAAAATCCGGAACAAGCAGCGTTATTGGAGACAAAACTTGCAACAAAGTAGAAATAATCTTGCCAAATTTGCAGCAAGTACAATTGAAATGGGAGATCCTGCAATTGCGGGAAAAGGCATTGCTGAAATTGTAAAATTTCTTATGCGAAGAATTCCGTACGATCAAAGAATTTCTAGATTAATTCGACTTAAAGATAAAATAAATAATCTAAATGAAATGGAAATGTCAACAAAACAAATGCCAGCAACTTCTGCAATTGGACAATCCATTTCTTTCGTAAAAACAGTTTTGACAGGACATAACCCTCACTATATTCG